TAATTCAGTTTGAAATTGTTCATCAAACTTCAATTCTAAATCTGATATAACTGTTTTAGTTATAGCAGGATATTCCTTTATAAAATTAATCAGTGTGTATAAATAATAATTAAACTCCTTAGCTGTACTTATAGATGATAATACTTCATTATCTAAATTAGTAAGTGCAGCTAAAGTTAAAGTTGTAAAAAACTCTTCACTATTAAAAGTTGAACTATTAATTGATGTCTTAGTCAAAATACTTTTATCTAAGTGTACACTAAATAAATAAGTATTTATATCATTATCAAAAGTGTACTCTTGATAAATGTAAGTAGTTATAATGTTATCTAATTGTAAATCGTATACATCAAGTAACAATAACAACTAAATCACCTCTTAGGCATAGATACCACCGGCAGAAGCAATTCTCAGATTGTACATAAAACCGTCACTATCAGATGTCCATAAATTTAACCTACAAGTATTGTCAGTTGGTTTAGTTCTAGGTATAATTAAAACCCCGGAAGGCTTAAAAAACATAAAATTAGAAGTATACAAATTATACAAGGCAGAGTTCTCTGTTATATCCCCATCATTAAGAAAACTATTAAAATAACCGTTAGAGTCAGGTGTAAAAGTAAATCGTTCATAACCTATAAACGTATATTTTACATTAATAGCATCAAAAAATATAGAACCGTCTGAGGATTCATATAAACACTCAATATCCTCACTTTTTATTGATACACCCCCAGCTGTTGATACACCGTCTTTACTACTTAAATCAACAGGTATATTAAAATAAATAAAGTCAAAAACCCAATCACCATTAGTGGCATTATCACCTGTGTTATACAAACCAACATGAAAAGAGGACATATTCTTAAATAACACACGAGTATCGTCTCCTGCAATAGAACCTTTTAATAAATCATAAAAATTATAAGAAGTTTCTACAGTAGCAACAGTGGCACCGCGGTTAAAAAAATTACTTGCACTTACACCATCTATTTTATAGTTATTTTTATAGTCGTTAAAGTACTGCACATTAAAAGGATAAGCAGTGTTACCGAACTCAGTAAACTCTGTAGCTGCAATAGGTATACCTTTATCACCAGTGTTAATCTTTTTAATTAAAAAATTTGAAGAAGACATTTATTATACCCCCTCACCTCTTAAACTGATATTAAGAGATATAATAGCACCATTAGCTAATGCAGGAACTATTCTTTTAAACCAAATACCTTTCTCTGCTGCTTGAGTTGAAAATTCATAAATGTAACCAGTGTCTATTGTACCACCAAAAAAATCAGCTGGTATAGTGAATAATTTAGAGGTGTTATCATTAGAGTTTGCTACATAGGCATCGGCTGTTATATCAAAAGTAGTATAGCTTGTAGCATCTGTGTTACCTGTAGTAGAGTCAAAAAACAGTGTGGGTGCTGACTTTTTTGCTACCCTATAAGTAGTTGATGATAAGAAATCAACTAAGTAATCTTCTGTTAGGGTACCATAATTATAAGTGGTTATATCACCTGTAATTGTCAAGCTGTTAGGGTTAGATATCTCTGTCCAAGAGGTAGTTATTGTACCTAAGTCAAGTAAACCACCTCCTATGGCAGTACCTGCTACATAAGCATTAACTAAACCATTTCCACTGTTATAAGCACTATCTATAGTTATTGTAGCTGTTTTACCTGACCAAGATACAGCAGAAACTGTAAAAATTTCTGAGTTAACCCCATCCGTAATTAACAACTCATTATCACTGTTTATACCTACACCATCAACTTCAAAATCCATAAGCAATGTTGTAGAACCAGCTAATACATCTGTATTCAAAACACAGCCACCTAACCAATTATCATCTGTCAGTGAGGATATATCAGCTTGCGTGTCAGTACTTGAACCAAGCGTAATTAAATATGAATCATCAGCCGGGTCAGTACCTTTCAAACAAAATTTAGAATAGTATAAAGCTTCATTGTCAACATTATTTAGTTTAACAAATAACTTGTGGTATTTAGTAACACCTGTTGTAGCCTCTGCCAATGTTACAGGAGCTATTGCGTTACCTGCTTCAGAAAAAACCACCTCTGTTTCACTTCTTTTACCACCGTTAGTGTCGGAAGTGTTAACTGTTTCAGGGTGATAATATTTTACATCACTACTGGTTATAGCCATAAAAAGCCTCCTAATCTCTTAATTTAATTATACTGAAATTTACCTTATAAAAATCATTATCAGAACCATCAGGTGTTGTGCTTATAACCTTCTCAGCTGTAAAACCACCTGTAAAAACACCTATAAAAGTTGTGCCATTTATATCTACCAATACTTCAGAACCACTTTGCTCCAAAAACATTAAATTTTGAACAGTATCATATTTTTGCCAACCTGAAGATTCACTTGAAGCAAAACTAACTACAGGTACATTAGTTTTAACTGTATTAATTACTATAGCTTGACCACCTATTGTGTAATCCAAAGATGATTCTGAACCTGCTGAATTAGTTAAACCTGTCACAATTACATCACTGTCTAAAACTACTCCACCAATAGTAATCATCTTATACCACCAGAGCGTTTTATTTTGTTAAACATATAAGCTAACTCCTGAATAGTATTTGTGTCACCTTTAACAGGATAAGAACCACTACCTATTTCAAAAGTTATTGTACCATAATTAGTTGAAGATTGCACTAAACCACCATCGTGAAATTTTGGCAACTTTGGTAAAGACATTGTTGAGTTTATGTAATCTAATACTCCTGTACCTATACGCTTCACAGCTTCAGGTCTTATTACATACTCTCCTTCAAGCAGTTTAGCCAACACTTCTTTACCTCTTGAAGTACCTACTAAACCTCCTGTGTGAAACACACCTAAAGGATTTGTTCCACTTGAAATTACTGCATCTAAATTACCCATAGCAATATTATTATATTTGACATCCACTGTAATTGTAGGTGTAGGTAAACTATCTAAAGCTTGTTGTATCTGACCGTCATCAAAAACACCATCGATAGTGACTTCACCATCAAATTCATCAGCAGCCTGTTGTAATTCAGCCAATAATTTAGCCTTGTCTAAGGCAAGTTCTAAAGTTATTTTAGCTGACTCACTTTTCAAATACTCAATAGCCTCTTTTAACTCTTTAACCTCTTTTCTTCTTTCCTCCTCTGATTTCTTTGCATCTTCTCGCTTCAACTTATATAAATCCTGCTCTTTTGCTAAAATATTATCTACGGTTAAAAAACTTCTCTTCTGCTCTTCTGAGCCATCTTCATAGCTATTAGCAACAGATACAGCAACACTTTCCACAGACTTTAGCTTACTTATGGCTGCGTCATATTCACCTGCATCAATCAATTTATTAACAGCTTCTTCCATTTCACTTAAATAAGATTGTGCTGCTAAATCTTTTAAACCATTTTTGTATTTGTCTGACCAACCATAAATCTTAGCTTGAGCGTCAACTCGCCTCATCTCTATGGATTCTATCTGTGCTGAGTAATCATTTTGTGAAACTTGTATCTTTAAAATGTCTTTTTCTACTTTTTCAATTTCTTTTGTATATTTTAAAATTTCATTATTTAAATACTTTCGAGTCGCTGTTATTTCTTTTAAAGACTTTTCACGAACTTCTTCTTCTGACAATGCTTTATTATTGTCTTGTATAGCTTTTAGTTTTCGTAAATGTTCAATAACAGTCAGCTTCATTATAGACAACTCGTTCTCTAGCTTAATTTCTCTCTTAGCCAATTCTTTGTCATTTCCTTTGTATTGCTCATTCACAAATCTTAACTCATCTGCATATCGACTTGTCAATCTTATTTGAGTATTGGTTGTATCAGCAGCAACCTTAGCAAGAGCTTCATCTAAGGATTTCTGTTCCTTAGTTTTGTTTAAATTCTCCTCTCTAACTTTACCCTCGTTAATTAAAGCTTGTAGCATCGCTCCTTTTAAGTTAGAGCTGTCAACTTCTTCATTCTTATATAATTTAGCTAAAGCAACCAAAGCTTTATTTGCTTCTTTAATGTTGTGAGTTCTGTCAAGTATTTCATTCATTACCTTTCCGGTGTCACCCCATTTTAACTTCCCATCATCAATCAACTTTTGAATGTCACTAAAAACATAGAGTTGTTTTGCTAGACTTTTTGTAAAACTTTCTACATCTTCAGTTTTAAAAGATTCTTGAATAGACTTAGCAACTTCATCAGAAGTTTTTATCATTCTGTAAAATTGTTCCTGAGCTTTTTCAGGCAGGGTTAAAATAAGGGGTTCAATTTTTTTCATAGCCTCTTCAAAACCTTGAGGGTATTTAACTTTAAAATCTAATGCAGACCTGATGAAATTATCCCATCCGGATTTTGAATTAGTAAAAAAAGTTTTTGAAGCTACATCTAATCTTTCTGTTTCAGTTTTTAAACCTGTTAAAGAATCTTTACTAGCATCTAAGTTATACTTAATAGATTTATAATAAGACACCAGAGGAGCTATACCATCTTCCAATGCTTTTATACTAGCCTCTATAGCTTTACCTTCTTCTTTTTTTGCTATTTCCTCTTGTTTCTTAATTAACTCATTTAAATTCTTATTTACTAATTCTATAGCTGTATTTACACTACCATATTGCTTAACTAAATTATTAAAATCAATATTAAGTACTCTTGACATATTTTTAATGGTGCTTTCACTTATAATACCACCAGAACTATCAATTTGTTGCTTAAGATTTTTATATGATTCCAACACAGCATCAGCCATTGCCTTGTTTCTTTCCATCTCATCAGCAAACTCAGAAGCTGATTTCCTTGTTGCTAACCAACCAATAGTTAAAGCAGCTAAAGCACCAATTATACCAAACAAAGCCCCTTTTAGTAAAGATACTGATATAGCAGTAACTTCAGCCTCAATTTTCACACCTATTAATATACTTTTAAAAACAGACATAAGTTTAGATAAAGACCCAACATTAGTATACAAATCTAAAAACACACTGGATAAAAGCCTATAAGCAGAAACCGCTTTAGATATAGCCATACCTGCAACTAAGGCAGCTGTCAATTTAACAACCCAAGGAACCAATGTTTTAATAATGCCTATCATATCACTTAAAATATTAGCTCCACCAATTATATAAGGTGTAAACTCATTTACAGCATCAATAAAAACTTCTGAAAATTTATTCTTTAAAATATCCAACTGTGTTTTAATATTTTCTATTTGAACTCCGAAAACAGCTAATGCTGCACCCTTAATAGGCCTATTCAAAGCCTCTTTAACTTCTCTCCACCTAACAACAAGTTCTGACAAACCAAGAGCCATCTTTCTACTTGCACCTGAGAAAGCGGTTTCTGTTATTTGTGCATCTGACATTCTGTTAGCTAAAATTCTAAGAGATTCATCTAAACGCTTAGATTTAAAATCTACATCACTAATGTCTACACCCATTTGTGCAAACTCTTTTCTTAACTTGCTTGTTGGTGATAATAGTAAGGATAAAGCTCCTCTTAATGCTGTACCGGCTCTTGAACCTTGCAATCCAGCATCAGATAAAACACCTAAAGCAACAGCTGTCTCTCTAAGAGATATCCCTGTTGATGATGCCATAGCAGCGACATTATTCATACCTTGTGCAAACTGTTCAAAATTCATCTTACTATTATTAACTGCATCAGTTATTGCGTCCATAGCTTCCGGCACTTCTTCAACTGATAAATTAAATGTTTTGTATATAGTAGTTAATGTTGCAGTTACTTTTGAAACATCTGTCATTGTTGTAACAGCTAACTTAGCAGAAGCGTCTAATAAAGCCATAGCTTCTGAAGAATCAAAACCAGCACGAGCCAAATCAGTTAAACCTGTTGCAAGTGTTTGAAAATCTAAACCTGTTAAATTACCAAGTTCAAACAACTTTGTTTTTAAACCTTCCATTTCCTCAGATGTGATACCCATAATAGCTCTAACATTGTCAAAGGACTTGCTAAGTTCCAAAGAAACTCTTACTGATTCCCTTGCAATACTAGCTAAACTAAATAGAAAGCTCCTAACTATGTAAAACTCGACAATTCTTTTTATTCTTGCACCAAGGGTACCAAATGCTGCTGTAAGTTGGTCCACACTTTTAGCTGATTTTTTAGTTTCAGAATCTACTCTACTTAAAGATGATTTATATTTTTCTAAGGATTTTATGATGCTTGCATACCCAGCAATTTGACTTTTTGTCAATTTATCACCACTATTAAGTAATAACTTATACTTAACTAAAACTTTATCTAAATCTTTGTCTAAACCTTTACCGATACCTACACCATCTAATTTGATGGCTTGTTGTATTAAGAGCTTTACATATTTTTCTGCCTCAGAAGATTTTATCTTAGTTTCCAACAAATACTTACTTAACAACTTAAAACCTTTTATTAATTCATCGGGATTTGAAGTTGTCTTAAATAACTTGTCAAATGATTCTTTTACATACTTAGTGTTTATAGCTAATTTAGTGGATGATGAATTATACGCCTTTATATAAGCATCTAAATCTTTAAAAGATGTAGCTGTAACTTTGAGTACACCTTGAACAGTGTTAACAGCAGTGGCATATTGATGTGCTGAAAGATACCCATTTTTATAAGCTTTTGTTAAACCACTAACTATTACATTGTTTTGACTTAACTCATTCTTTAAGCCTTTTGCCTTAATAGTTAAATCTACGATAGACTTCAAATACTCACTACTATCAGCACCACCAGATTTTAATGATTTATAAAATAAATCAACTGACCTCTTTAAAGAAGCTAAATCTGCCCCTGCCTTACCAAAATCAGTGTTTCTTACACTCTCTACCAAATCTATAAACTCAGCTCTTAACTTTGAGGTCTTAAAAGTAGTATCTTTCTCAACTGAACTAAGCTCATTTAATAGCTCAGTAGTTAAATCTAACCCACTATCTAAAAACTGAACAGTATTTCTCAAACTCTCCATTTCTTTATTAAGGGTTTTTGTAGATATAGCCCCTATAGAAGCGAGCTCCTTATAAGCTTTTACTGTTCCACTAATGAGTTTTTGTAAAGCAGCAAATTCAGTTGCACCTAATTGACTCTTATCCTTACTGTAACTTTCAGCAAGGTCATCAACCATCTTTTTAAGTTCACGTAACCTATCTACTAAACTGGATAACTCTTGTTGACCTTTCTTAGTATCAAAATTTATCGGAAAAATTATGCCACCAGCCATACAGTCTCCTCAATATTTAGCCAAAAAGACGCTCAAGAGTATTTAAAGTATCTACACCATTAACTTCAGGAGGGTTTATTGCATTAGGTTTATCCTCTGTTTCACCACCAAACATCTTACCTATCCTGCTAACCATATTCCACTCTGCATATAATTCCCAACGATTAATAATCTCATCTCTTGACCTCGTCCAAATTAATCTATCCTCTTCAAAAGAACTAAAATCAGACATTATTATTATAACATCTAATAAACTTATTTGCTCGTCTTTTTGGCTGCAAACTTTTTTTGTCTGCTTTCCTGCTCCTCAATGATGTCAAAAAATCTTGTATACGCAAAAGCGAACAAATCTTCTATTTCATCTCTACCTTCCCCAGTAGAGTATTTTTCATCGTACATAATGTTCATAGGTGTTACAGGTGTTTTAACATTTCCTGTTTCATCATACTCTGTTAATAACTCAGAACACACCTGAACCTTAGCATTTTGAATGCTCATAGCATACTCCCCAAGGGTGGCTATAGGACTTTCCATTGTTTGTAATAAAGACTTAGCAGCTTCTAACTCAGCTTCTGAAGCATTGTTACCCATTACAGTTTTTAGTGCTGTTTCATCAACATTTTGCTTTGCAAGAGGTTGTATTTTTTTAATATACTCAGTCATAATTTCTGCAATTTTTAAGTCTTTACCAAAAGTAAACTTAATTCTTTTTGTTTCATTCCCTAATTTTACTTCAACTTCATTTCTGTTAATAACTTCCATAATAAAAACTTACCTCCAATTATTATGATTTATAATTACCACCTCCTTAATACAGTGGGTAGCATAACTACCCACTTATATAAGGAGGTAAGCAGTTTAAGCTCTCAACAATGTTTGTAATCTCTTAACAGAAGAGATACCTGATTGTGGAAGAGCTAAAAACTCAACCGGTGAATTAGCCCAATCATTAGATGGGTTAATATCTGCTTTTGGATTCATCTTAGCATTAGGTGCCCAGAATGAAAATACTTTACCTGTAACTGAGGTAATTACAACTTCAAGAGGAGCAACATAAGCTGTACCTGACCTTGAACTATCTAACATTGCATCAAATAGTGTAGAAGCTCTGCCATCAGCAAAGTTACTTTCAGTCATATTAAATTCTTCAATGTTACAAGTCATTTTTATTTCTGAACTTTCCATAATAGAACTATCTTTCTTCTGTGGATAACCTGAAAAGTGGTCTTTGTAAGAAATTTCAGAGTTAATTGCAGAAGAAACAACAGAACCAACACTTGCTGTATAAGGTAAATATGGATAAGGACAATAAATGTTTGTTTGTGTATTTGTAACTTCACTTGGGGAAGCAACACCAATAACCCACTTATCGCCTGCTGTGTAAGTACCTGCTGCAAAAGTGATTGTTACACCTACATCAGAAGTTAAAGCAGAGGTTGTTACATCAACACCTATAGTATGTGTACCCCCACCAGCAGGAACACCTGTTTCAGCACTTACATTACCCTCTAAGTCAGTCAAAGTGTAACCTGCTGTGCCATCAGCTCCACCTGTTGTAATCTCAACAATGAAAGCACCGTCTAAATTACCTGTGTAAGTTCCACCTGAAGTAATTAAAGCATCATCAGTTCCAACAACTTTTCTTGCAGCATAAGTAGCACCTAAACCAGCATCTCTTGTAGCAAATCTGCCTAATCTAAACTGCATTTCACCAATAACAAGGTCACCTGTGTCTAATGTAAGAGGTTGCAACAATCTGTCTCTTGAAGTAGGGGTAGTATCTTTTTTCCAATAAAAAAGCTTATTATTGGTGAACTCAGACCTAAATAAACTCTCAAAAGATACAGGTAAACCACCAAACTCGTTTGACATAGAGAGGTTTAACTCAGGCTTCAACACTGCAACAGGGGAGTAAAATGACCCTGTATCGCCATTTTGAAACATTGCCAAAGCTTCAATAGCATAATAATGCGGTGTGCCTGTATCAAGAGTGTCAAGAATATTATCTAATAAAGCTTGACCCCTTGAACCGATAAATTCCTCAATAGTTGCTGTGTAAGTGGCAGCAGTACTCTCAACAATACTGTAATCTGTTTGAGCAGGATATCCGGCAGTGTGTTCCTTAGTAGTAACTTCAGTGCTCAACCCCCCTGCTTGGACAGCACCTAAAGATTCAGTTTCTGTCAAAGGTGAAGTAGCTGAATCAGGTGAGGGTGTTCCTGAAACGTCATTTAAAATTGGTGCTGTATCTATATTAGATATTTCAGCAGCTCTAATTTGTGGCAAGCCAATGACTAAATTTTCAGGAGAATTTGTCATTGCTTGTGTATCTGTTGTTCTTACCATAATTTTTTCCTCCTAATTATTAAAAACATTTCCATAACCTACCTGAAAAATAACAGGTCTGATTAAGTATCTATCACCATCAGTGTACCAAGTTTGGACACTTTTTTCAAATATAACTAAGTCAGATAAGTAAGCCTCTGAGTTGTCAAAATCTAATATTTGAAAAGATGTCATAGGAAACAAGGCATCTACAACCCTACCTAAAGCTTCATCTATATCAAAAATAGTGCTTGGACCTACAAGCTTAATCAAATTAACATTCAATCTTGTTTTTGGGTGATTCATACTATGCACTAAGTCAGTACCCAATACATATGTAATAACAATCTCACCATTATCCAAAGAATCTCTTACAGACTCAATTTGTGAAGCCTCTATAACTTTATAGTTGTAAGGAACTGTTAAATTTTCATATAAATACTTATTCACTGACAAAAGTAAGTTCTTATTATTTATCATGAAACTCTCCACCAATTTAACCAAAATCTTTCAGAGATTAAACTTTTAAATGCAGTGGTAACATCCCCCTTACTGTAAATACGTTCATTTATGTATGATACGAAATCCCTACTTAAACCATAAAATAGAGCATCATATAAAGGCAACAATATAGGTCTTGCTGGTTGGTTAACAGACCCAAACTCATTAGCTAAAACCATAATTCTTTGACTTTCACTTTTGATATTGAACCCAGCTTTAATAACTATTTTATACCTTGTATATTTAGGTATTTGTATCTCTAACATATGCTCCATACCAGATGTCAATTCTTTCTGAAACTGAGCATTAAACTTCTTTTTGTATACTGTGTATCTCTCAGTTAAAGGTCTCCAAACATAACCACCTTTAGGTGTAGCTAAGCCTAAGCTGCTTGAATTAGCTACATTAAAAACTGTTTCTACAAGCAACTTGTCAAAATCTGTAGCTAAGACTCTCAAAAGCTCTACCAAGTTAAACCTAAACAATCTATAAAATTTATCTACCTCTTCCTCAATATTAGTCATTTTAAAATCTATTGTACCCAATGACGGAAAAACCTGTGCCAACCTTGTTTGAAAAATAGCCTCTAACTTTTTTTCAACTTTACCTAAGTCAAAAGTTAACTCTATCTCAAAACCTATAAAATTACTATCTACTGTCAATTGCATTATATACGCCTCTCAATAACTTCTACAGTGTGAATACCAAAAGCAAAAGGTATGATTGCCTCAACAGTGAACTCAGATTGTAGTGCAGGTATATGTATAATATCTTTAATCTTTATATCTAAACCTTTAGGAATAAACACTTGGTTTATTTCCCGGATTGTTTGCAATTTTTTAACAACATCATACTCTATCTTTCTCAAGCCTACCGGAACATCTTTATAAATAACTGTCTCTGAACTTACAAGAGTATTTCCCGGACCTGAATTATCTGTATTAATTCTACTTATAGTAACAGAATCATACACATTTATAAAGCTAGCTACTTTTTCAAAAGTAGTTCCATAAGAGGTGTTGTCAGATATAGATGCCACGATGTATTGATGTTCACCTATAACAACTACATCACCCTCTTTTATTAAAGATTCATTTGTTAAAGCAGCTACCCTATCATAAATAGCTGATTTTCTTGCTGTTTCTGCTGCATAATTTATAAGGATTATTTTTTCTGTGTTGATGTTGGTGTTGGGAGGCGTGAAAAAGCTCACCTCTGTAAAATCAGCGAACTTTCTTGTAACCTTTTCTAAAATAGAAGGCATTAATTACCTCCCTTCACCGGTAACTGGGTCTACACCTAATGGTGAAAATGTTAATGTTGTAAAAGTAGAGGAAGCACCAACCTCTAATATATTGACACCTTGAGCAATCAGCTCTTCCCCAAGCTGATTAAAATCAGTATTCTTAAATCTTTCAAAAACTGTCTTGTTGCTACTCATATACTTGGGAACTGCATTAGGCATATAATACTTATACAAATACCCGGCAAGTATAAATAAAGCAGCATTATAAATTTTTTCCTGTGTTTCTGCGTCTGAATTATCAAAATCTACAAGTGAGTTTATCTTATTTTCAACTAAAAATTTTGTGGGCTTATTTTCATCAACCACAGAAGAGGGCATAATAGGGTCGTCTGTTTGCAACCCTAACAAACCATACACTTCTTCACAATAATTTTGATTATAAGCCACAAAACTAAAAGCCACTTTAATCCACCTTGTAGAAAATCTTACCTAAACGAATAGCAGCGTCTTTTGAATCTGCCATATTCTTATTTTCATAAGCTGAGAAAGCTTCTTTTTCAAAAGTTTTGTCACCATGATAAGAAATGCCAGTTGAATGGTCAAGATAAATTCTATCTGGGTGTACAAGTTTAAACTTACCTTTCTTTGTAGCCACCTTAACTTCTGATTTAGCTTTACCTGAACTTTTTTTAGCCATTTAAACCTCCAAAACACAGGTGAGGGTGGAAGACCCTCACCTTATATATTAATAAATTAAGCGAGTTGTAAAACTTTCTTAGCATCAGCCATAAAAGTTGTGAAACCTTCATTGATGGTTTGAACAACAACTTCGTGCTGACTTGTGATAAATTTTTGAGTTTCGTTAATTTCAGAACCTTGTTCAACAATTCTTTCAAGAGCGTATCTTGAGTCAAAGAACAATGCTTTGTCATCATTTCCAGTTCCAAATGTCCCATCAGGAACAACATAGATGCTAGGAGCAACTGCAAAATTTGGTACATTGATAACTTTTGGCTTACTACCAACGCCAATTTCACTAAGAAGTGCCATTGCTTGGCTTGGGTTAAGCTCAGGTCTTGACATAAGTAAGATTTTAAGAGCAACATCTTTTGAAGTAATTACTGTATCAAATGTATAAACACCTGCTGTTTCTAAGAAAGATAACCAAGCCTTATAAGTTATGTCACCAGCAGCAGCTGCTGAATCCAAACTTGTAACTGTTGTTACAGGAGAACCTGTAAACAAATAAGAAGCTGCGTAATTAAATGTAGACTTTTTGTCAGCTAATGCAATTCTTTCAAAGATAAGTCTAACCATATCAATGTTAGCTCTTCTTAAGAACTCATATGTGTACTTAACTGCAACACCTTTTTTAGCAAGAGATGCCTCTGTATCACTCCAACCAATTTCAACGATTGGAATTTCAGCACCTTTACCAATTGATACATAAGGGTTTTCTTCGATTTTTGTGAAATCTAACTCAACACCCTTTGCACTTTCACCTTGAATAAATCTTGTGGTAGCAAGGATAGAGTTAACATCATATCTGTCGTCGAACATTTTAGCTCTAACTGTTCTATCCAAGAACTCTTTGAAAAGAATTCTGTGCTCTTCGTCAAGCAAGAAATACTTAACAGGAACAGGTCTTGTACCTGTTTTTCCGTCCTCAGACACCGACAAACCAAGTTTGTAAAGCTGTCTTTCATAAGCATCTAATTCTGCTAAACCACCTGAATACTCGCAAGATGGGTCAAGTCTTTCAAGATATTGAGAGTAGGATAAACCTAACTCCATAGCTTTCATATAATCATCAAAGCTATTATTGATATGTTTAAATCTTTCTTGTGATGGCACATTATCAATAGGCTTAACAAATTCTTCTTTCTTCACATTTGCAAATTTATTACTCATAAATCACCACCTTATAATTTAATAACTACTGTAGTTGAGTCTACAATGTAAGCAACTTTTGCAGAATGTGCAACAGTTGCACCTGTTGTTTCACCAGTTTTCAACTGAACACCACCATTACCATCAGCAACCACATAATCACCAACAGCAACTGTTGAAGAATCTGCAATAGATACATAAGCATAGCCGACATCTTGCATTGTAATGGCACCTGCGGTGTCCATATCAAAAAATACACCTAAAACCTCTGCATCAGCAGCAGCTACTTTTAAACCATCGGTTCCCCAAGCAACTGTTTTACCTGCATCTTCTGCCACCAAAGGTGTAGTAGAGTCGTTAGGCATAGTAACGCCTCTATATCCAATCCCTTTAAAACTATACTTACCTGCGTAAGTCATATTAGCTGTAACCATTTATTTCCTCCTTTAAGCTTTAAATACGTTAACTGCTGAAACAACAGGAGTTGCTTCACCTTCACCAGCTGTTAATTTACCTGCCGGGAATGTTTCAATGAACTTGTCAACAGCTTCTGACATATATTTAACAACTTCTTCAACTGACATTTCATTAAATTTCTCTTCATCAAAAGCCTCACCATAAGCTTTAATGCCAAATTCCTTTGCTTTTTCTCTGAGAGCTTTTTCAGACGCTTCATAAGCACCTAATTTAGCTTCGTCAGTTTTAGCTTGCTCAAGAATAGAGTCATTAGAAGCTTTATATTCGGCAACCTCTTTCTCCAATGCTTCAATCTTACTCTTGTAAGTTGAAATCTCAGCCTCTGCTGCACCAAGTTTAGAGGATGTAGCAGCGAGCTGTTCTACTAAAGTAGCTAAATCTTTTTCCATATTTCCTCCAATTTCAAAAGATTCGGCTCTAACATATTTGTTAGCACCTGGTTTAAATATAAATCTATGTTTATCATCAGCAGCAGTAGCCACCGAAAAACCTGAAGCAATCTGCTCAACTTCACTTGGAACTTGAATAGGTACAAAAGAAGCATCTGTAACAGCACCTGTAACTACAAGTGACAATGCACCCAATCTTGCCTTACCTGAACGATTGTCGATTAAAACATAACAAGTCTCTATTTTATCCAACCCTTCATCTTCTGTTACGTACTTCTTCCCTGCCACATGTTCACAATCCCAAGAATAATAGTCATTTCCACAAATAGAACATTTGTAATCTTCCATTTCACAACGAAATTCAACAGACACATTTTCATATACACCTGTCTGAATATTGCTTATAACATCGTTTACCTCAACTGTGTTGAATGTACCTACAGCTTTTGTCCCTTTAACTAAATAAAAGAACCCATAAACAACACCATCTTCAATGTAACCATCAAAACTCTTACCAACAGGAAGAATAGCCTCAGATGCGTGCAGTAAATTGAGAGCTGTTTTACCTGCATTCAAGTCTGCAACAAATTTATCCTTAATACCTTGTTGTAGAATAGAGTTATATGAAGTAGGCTTTGTATCAACCAATAAAGCTTTAAAAACTTCTACTTCATCAGCTGTAAACTTCCTATCTAATGAAAATGAGTTTATTTTAGCCAACTGTAATTCATTAGGTCTCATTATTTACCTCCCCTGTTGCTGAAGGCTCCTGACCTCTTGCAACGACTTCTTCATTATCAACCGTACTATCTTTGGTCTTCTCAGTACCTGAAGATGATGGGTCATCACCTAAACCAAGCGGGTCCTGAGTAACACCCTTATTACCATTTATTACCATATACATACCATAAACACCAGACTCTTCTTTTGCCGGTCTGCCATACATTTCAAAAGCTGCTTCATCATCTGTCATCCATTTCAAAGACACCGCCTCTATGAGCCTTTTCTGCTTCATCATTAAGTGATTTTCAACTTCTTGGTCACTACGCAAACTCACAGGCTCGAACTTGAACTTAACGAAACTCTTAGAGCCATTAAGCCTTAGTATAACTGTAAATATCTTACTTAATGTTGTAGCAATGTGCTTTTGGTACATCTTAATAATCTTTGTATAAAGAACAATTTCCTCTTTTGAGGCACCTGAAGAGCCAATCGTTCTACCTAAAATTGTAGGCAAAGTTTTTAATGCAGCAGACACTTTTTGGTCTAATATCTCAATTATTGGTCTAAAATCAACATTAGATGCTGTACCATTAGTAGACTCTAACAAACTCACTTCAACATAATCAAGATGAATAAGAGCGTCCTCAGGGTTAGCTTCTCTCAAAGCTGTATCAATCTCTGTAAATTTATCATTTACAAATTTTTGCAAAGCTACAGGGTCAATCCTTACAGATGCCGGTGCAGCTTTCATTAATGTATCATATAAAACCTTAACATCAAACTTAGGTGTCCCGGCTCTCTTCATAAAACCTTGCAAATCCCTAATAACAGATAATGAAAAAAAGATGACCTCTAAGACAGCCACTATAGGACTGTAAACATAGGGGTCATCAGGTTGAGGGATTAATGGTTCATAAAAGAAGGTTGGGTAGTCAAGAGCAATTTCCTTATCCTCACTTTCAACAAAAGGTGTAAAAATGTTTGGTTTTAATTGTTTAAAATAAATCCTCTTAGGGTCTATAATATGTAGGTTTATAGGGGTTCTGCTACCGTCTAATTCAAGTTCGGCACATACACCCCCACGAACCATAGCTGTTTTTACCATACCATTAATTATAGAATCTAAAGTATGTTGTCTATCCCAAGTTGATATATTATAATAATAGTTCCAGTTATTTATTAAAGTTATTAACTTTTTATAACCTTTCAAGTCTATCTCACCTTCAGGTGTATAGACAACCGGGTACCAAGAAGTATTAACATTAGCCATAAGAGCTTGAACAGCATTACTTACATCCGGGTCATACTGAGACAAAAGCCAAAGAGAATCATCTATTGAGTTGTAGCGTAAGTCTTCTAAGGAGGTCATAAAGTAGGGTGTTGTGGTGGGAGATATCTTATTATCCGATACCTTAAATGTTGGTGGGACTACCCTTTTTGACTTTGCTTTCAGTTTTTTAATAGCAAAAAAGTTATCCATTCAAACTCTCCTTCTACTTTATGGTATAATAGTACAAATATTTGTCAAGTAAAAAATTATGTTTTATAAAGTTGTTTTACCTAAAGCAAAAGGAACAAAGTCAACTCCTTTGTGTGTAAAGGCGTCGCTATATTCGTCAATGCACTTTTGAGCTATCTTAGCATACATATAAGCAAAGCCATAGTGGTCATCACCGGACAATTTAGGGTAATAAAAAGTTCCTGTCTTTTTATTAACATCTTTAATAAAGTTGGTAAAATGCTGTATAAGAACTTGTTTATCAGGCAGACAAGCCTTTGTAATTGTTGTTCTCCCTGTTTTAAAATCTGACAACATATTGTCAATAGATGCTGTTCTGTTATATTTATAACGCATCTCATCACCATTAAACATTGATTTGTCATATCTATCTGCAAGATAGACGTCAATAGAAGGTATAACCATCTTCTTTTTAATCTTCTCAACTGTTGCAGGATAAGGCTGAGAATCCATTGCCAAGCAGACAGAGTTATGTTTCCTTGCCAATTGAATTAAGCTGTCTATAATTGCTTCTTCATTATCAAGCGTAACCAAAGGTAACTCATAATTTTTAACAATTATATACTCTTTTTCTGTATAATCATAATAAAGTATAATTAAGTTACAAATCTTACCAAAGTCTAACCCCATTACCGTATATGGAGGTTCGATGTCATAAAGGTTATTAAATCTAATGTCTTCATCTACGAGACGGTCAACACTACTTGCAAAAGGTAAACCTAAGATTTGATTGTATATATCTCTCATATCAAAATATCCACGCATACTTTGGACTATCATTCTTCCGGTTTTCAACCCTGTCGCTAACTGATTTAGTAAATAACCTGTTCCGGCTCCTTGCACTCTGTTCTCATTTTCCCACACCCACTCTCTTATAGGTGCTATAGAAGTAATCTTGTTAGAAGTCTCAGGTATTAGAAGTTCGTTAGAGGACTCAAAAGACCCACCACATCTTTTACATCCTATATAACATTTGTCTTCAAAGCTGAACAACATGTCATTGTACAACTGGGGAAATTCAGGCTCGCCTTGCTCAAATATACCGTGTGGAAAGTTTATCAAATTATTTATATCCATAAAATTCCACTCGCCACAATGAGGACACTTAACCTGATAATGCTTCTTATTAGTGTTTTTTATCATTTCAGGGATACCTTTCTTTGGTATTGTTGGTGTTCCAAAGAAACGCTCTATACGGTGTTTAGAGTGCTCTAATCTTGACCTGAACAATTGAACATTTTTAGGGTCTGAATGGTCCAACTCATCCACTAAAATTGCATCAGCCGGGATAGACAAAGCGTGACTTTCTGCCCCGGCTGTATATCTGACATATAAGAAACCCTCACCAAGCTGTTTTAAGTCAACAGAGTTAGTGTCTTTAAGCATACCTTTTAACTTTGGTGAGGTTTCGATTATAGGCGAAATTCTACTTTTAGAAAACCCCTTTGCCATCATAAAGTTAGGCTGAGTAAAGATAACAGTTAACCCTCTATTAGCAACCAACTCTATTGCACTTCTGCAATGTAGCTCTGTCAAGCCTATTTGGCAACATTTCTGTATAACAACAGTTCGCTCTTTGTCATCTGCTATCCCTGTTTGAAATTCATGACCCTTAAATGAGAAGGGTTTGTTGTCTAATGTAGTGTTTTTACAAATCCACTCAGAAGGTTTTAAGTTATTGTCTTGCAGGCTTGACAACTTTGCTGCAAAAGTTAATAGGTATTCATTACTCATAATAAATCCTTAATAAACTCCTCAGAAAATCCGACACCTTTCAGCAACAAGGCTTTGTCTACTATGTTGACAGGCTGTTCTGTTTTAACAGGCTCAGAAAATTTATTCTTAATGGTGTTAAAAATATCTGTTAAATATTCTTCATTAGGGTAGGACCCATTTTCCCCATACAAGTACAATGACACACCTCCAGGATGTTTTAAGAATATTACTGTATTATCTTCAACTTCAGGTATAAAACTTGCTTCATTTGTAATTATAAACTTAAACTTAAACTTAAACTTAAACTTACTCATACTTACCTCCTTTTTTGTTAGAATAAATCAGTAGTTATCAATGACAAGTTACCCTTCGGTTAATTTATCATTGATAATTTCTATAAAATCAGATTTCTTAGACGGGTCGAACATAGCTACCGTATCTATTACGAAATCCATAAACTCTTGCATTTTCTGTGCTTTATAGAACTTTTCCTGTGCTTCTAAGATGAGTTTGAGGTAATCCTTAGCCATTTGCAGTGTTTTTAGATATGTTTTGAGCTTTTTCTCATCATAATCGTCAGAAAATGCTAAATCTAAGTCAACATTCTCTAAACTCATTATTAAATTTGATAATTTTCCGTACATTTTCTCTAATTCTTTCTGAAAATCAAGCTTAGAAACCGGTTTATAATTCTTTATCAGAGCTTTCTCTAAGGCTACTGAGACCTGAATTAGAAGATTCTTGTCAAAACTTTCAGGTGCATTTTCAATTAAGGCGTCTATGGTGTCATAGAGACCCCTGTTTTCCATACAGTATGAAATCATATTCTCAATGTTATTGACAGAAGCAATATTATTTCCCAACATATTATCCTACCTCCTACATTTATGTATATTATAATTTGAGGCAGTTGTCAAGTGTACTGAGTAATATCAAGATGAAAGTTTGAAATACAAACTCAACAAATGTTAAATTAAAGCACAGCATCAAGATGAAAGCCAACATAAAGGCGAAAGTTTGAAAATACCTCTTTAATGAACATTTGAAAAGGTAACACCTTCGGTTTTGGTTTCAAAATTTTGAGGTGATGAATATGACACCTGGTCAGCCATAACAATATCCTTATATGCTAAATAACACCGTCCTACATAACAGTATAATTTTTAAACAATCTTGTAAAAAAATAATACAAAAAATTTAATATGATTAAAAGTGTCGTTGGCATAATAATTGCAACGCACACGCATATTTAATTAAATAATGTTAAACAATATAATTATAGTCTAATATACTATTGGTTTATTGGTTTGCGTAAAAAATTTTATTATTTATTTGCTTTGTTTTGTTACACTTACAACTTTTTTTAAACTTTTTTGTATTTTTTTGTTGACAAAAATCTATAAAGTGCTATATTGTATTATGACAACGGTTAAGTTACTGTTGATAGGTCTTTTAAAGGGAATAAGACAAGCAAGCTAATTGCTTGCCTTAAAAGTTATTAAACACGCCAAAATGGCATAGTGCGTCATTTTGGCGTACTTAAACCTACTCGTAACAATTACGAATAGGATAAAAACGGAGGTAAAGCAATGACTTTACAAGGAAAAAATGAAAAAATTGATGCTAAAACTTTGGTAAAAACCTTCAAGGATGTAATCCTTGAGGGGAAGGAAAATTTTTTAATGAGTTGTATTAGCTCATTAAAAGATTTGAACAAAAAAGAGTTGGCAGGATTTATTATGTCCTGCCGTTCAGAAGCTATTAAGATTGATAATAAGGCTTTCAGTAATCTAAACCGTTACTTAAAAGCTGGCTTTATCCTGAAAGGTTTGTCTGATACTTCACTTCAAACACTTTTTAAAAATAATCCCATTAAAAACCTTTTAGGTTTGAGTACGGTTTTAAAACCGTATTCAATCACAAAAAAAGGTGGGGAATACAGTTTTGAAAGCAACTTCAAAACCTATACTTTAAGCGGTATAAATACCACATTGCTTGAACTTGAAGAAAAGAAAAAAGAGGCAAGCAGGAAAAGAGAAGAGGCGAATAAGAAAAAAGCTGAAAAAGAAAAAAATCAACCTGAACAGAATAGTAATTTTGTTCAGGAGATGCAGATTTTAGACACATTGAAAGAGGCGGTAAAAGTTGCTATTCCAAACATTCAGGACAACAAATTGGAACAAATTGAGAAATACTTTTTAGATAGTTTGAAAAAACAAGCTGTCTAAAAACCTTTATGGGATAAGGTTTAAACCTTATCCCATTATTTCAAATTATAATATTTGCGAATATTATAATTTGAAATACTTTTAGGAGGTAATAAAATGAAAAAACTTTTAGTTAAACTTTATGTTGAAAATGGTAAATCTTTCAAGGTTTGGAGGTTATATCCTACAAACCTTGCAAATAAAGAGATAGTTAAAGACTTAAAACAGTCTTTTAAAGCCGTTTTGTTACTTAAGCAAATAAATTTATAAGAAGATTTTAAAATGAAAATTTTATTTGTAGAAAATCAGGAGTACTTAAGACTGTTAAGTAATCCAGATAGCAAGGTTGTTGTTGAAACAGACAACAACAAAAAGAGAAGGGCTTTTTTAGTATTTAAAGGGAAAAAAATTTTTGAATTTTTTCCCAAACATACATGGGCGGTGGAATTATGAAAAAATTATTAAATGTTTTACTGGATTTTTTACTAATCCAAACTATTTTTATTTTAGCTTGGATTTTTCTAATAATTTTCTAAATATGTCAATTTTTCAAACATTCGTTCTGAGTGTTTGAAAATTAAACAAACCGTCAACCTGACAACTTGAAAGTTTGAAAGGTTGACGGTTTACAAAAAGCTTGAAGCTCATATTTGAGTTTTAAGCAACTTTTTTATTCTCAGGTATACAAAACCATTACTTTTTAAAAAAAGTTGCTTAGAATTGAAATATGGAATTCTCAGAGGGTATTTTATACCTGAGGAGAAACCACATTTCAAATTTTTAGTAGGAAATTCGGTTTTTTGAGGCGAGAGAACTGTGCTTCAAGGCGATTTTTTCAGCTCGTAACGGTTACGAGCTGACAAACATAAAACTTCATATATACCTGTAAGGTATATATGGCTGGCTCTTTGATAAGTATTTACTCAAATTCGCAAACTTCAAACCCAATAACCTGAAAATTTCTATATATATCCTGTAGGATATATATAGCAGGAAAATTGGCTCTGAGACCACGCATTACTGGAAATGTTTAATTCACGAATAAGGGTTTTAGCATATATATACTTCGTATATATATGGAACTTTTAAAAAGTGAATTTAGGCGTAAGTGAATGCGTGTTTAAAGAGGGTTTTTGGGAAGAGGTAACGAGGGTAAGAGCTTTTGTTTGCGGTATTTAGGCTTGAATTTGAGAAGGGAGTTACCGAAAGTTACCTGAGTGTTACCTTTGTATAAATATATATAAAATAAGGACTTATAAATATATTTAATATAAAAGGTAACATAGTAACAAAAAAAGGTGCGTCAAGTCGTAAAAAATTTTTTCAAAGAAAGGGGGGTGTCTCTGCACAGAATGTTACCTTTTTGTGTGCAAGTCTAAAAGTACCCTCACCACAGCACCTAAGCACCCTAAAAAAAGGTAACATCTGTATGTTACCCTCTTTGAAATTCGCATATTCGCAAACTACTTTTATTATAAATTATAAGAATTGCCAAAAAGTCAAAATTTGGAGTAACAATTTTGCCTGTTACCTATGATAAATTTTATTTGAAAAGTTTTACCACAAATATTTAAATTCCGGTTTTTGAAATTTAAATTTTGATTTTTGAAAGTCAAAATTAGATTTTATATTTTCAATTTTGAAAATTGAAAATATAAAAATTTAGTTGAGTAGTATAAATCCATTTTTATTAACTCGTAACGTTACGAGCTGCTATATATAATTTAACTAAAGGAGGTCAAAGTGAAAATATTTAACTTAAAAGGGGTTTTATTGTTTGAAGATGCGTCCACAAGCTTGAAAGAAACTGTAGAAAATGCAGTTTCTCAGAGTAATACTTTGCGTAGTGCAGACTTGCGTGGTGCTGATTTGCATAATGCAGATTTGCATGGTGCTAATCTGTATAATGCAGATTTAGATTACTCTAATTTGCCTTTATGTTGTAGTGGTTTAAACATAAAGATAGATAAAAAATTAGCAATACAGTTTTTGGTGCACGCATTGCAACAGGATTGTGACAACCCAGAATTTCAGAAAATTAGAGAATTAAAGACTGTGCAAAAATTTTGTTCACAGTTTCATCGAAAAGATGTGAGTTTATGGTTTAACTAGATTGAAGAAGTTCAATCTATTGTTAGGAGGAAAAAATGAATAAAAAAGATTTGTTTAGAAAAGCTTATTTTGATTATAAAATGGGTCAAATGAGCGATATTGAGTATCTGGTTGCCTTTCATAAAGTGATTAGGCAAGGCGATGGATTAACTTGGGAACAAATTGGGAATATAATTAAAGAAATTCAATCTCAGGTGGGGAATGTAATTATAGCTAATTTTATGGGGTATGAGTATGTTGGGGATGAGCATTTCCATATACATGAGCATGGCTATATGGATTCATATTCAGATTTATTTGTGGATCATTTTCATATAAACGAATTGGAATTTAATACGAATTGGTCTTGGCTCATGCCGGTAGTCGAAAAATTATGGCAACAAGGGCGGAGAGTGGAAATCAACCCTAATATTAAAGATGTCTATGAAAAAGTTGTAGAAGAAATTGGGAGGAAAAAATGAAAAAAGTATTAGTCAATATTAGCAATCATACATTAAATGTAAAGCAAATTGCTCCGTTTGATAAAGTGATAGAGATGCCTAAAGCCCTAAAAGACAAATGGGCGAAAATCAAGCCGGACAATAATGTAAAAATTACAAAGGAAATATTGGATTTCTTACGGCTCATTGTGAATAAAGAGGGTAAGTACAATAAAATATTTGTCCATGTGGCAGGGTTCACCCCTACTGTCAGATTGGTCGTAAACCAAATGCTATCTAAATTTGACGACCAAGTTTGCACTGCTATTTATTCTTTTAGTGAACGCAATACTGTTGAGGTTGTAGATGTAAATGGGGAAAATATTAAAAAGTCAGTACATAGGTATGAGAGTTGGAACAAATACAAAGATGACACAGAGGTTGAGTTTTAGGAGGTAGGAATGGAATATGATTATTTTACTTTTGATGAGTTACTAGATGCAAATGGCTTTACAAGAAGGGGTTGTTGGATCTATGCCCCAGGTAACAAGGTGGTCTGCAGAAGCCCCAAAGGCGCAGCAAATTCTGTAGACGATGACGCTTTAGATTTTTTTAAGGCCATTCTAGAGGATGAAATGGGCTGCATAGTTATAGACGGAGAGACTACACGATATCTTGATTATATAGATATTATGGACAGAGATAGCCATTGCGTATTGCCAGACGATATGCTGGATATATGCAAAGATTTAAACCTCACTGTTGATGGTAGAATGTCCAATTATAGCGATACTGTTTTAGACTATTTTTGGTCTGACGGGGTTGAGAATTTAGCTACATACATTAGAGGGCTATTCCCCAACTCTGGCTTAACAGTTGTGTCAAGAAAAGGTAAAGATTGGTATGTAGTACCAAGTGTAGAAACTTTAGATACCTTGGGAATGTATTATTACGATTTTTATATTATCACTCCTGAAGCTATAGCAGAAGCAGAGAAAGTGGTAGATATATTAAATGGAACCAAAGAGGATTTGGATATGGAATGTTGGGTGGACACGTTTTGGTATGGGTCTAGTGATTATGTAGCATCTCTCCCAGAACCTTTAAAAAGACGACTGGAAAGCATGAATATGGAATGCTGGGATTTGCTAAACCTAATGCTAGAGCACAAAGGAGATGACGATAGGGCTATTAACGATTATTCTGATTTAGTCGATACGGCATTAAGTGAAATTGTAGATGTCCCAAAGACAGTATGCGGATTCCCATATATTAAAGATGAAAATGGAGAATTTGCTGTAGACTTTGGAGATAAGTATGGATTGTATCATGTAAGACTGTTTGAACTTTACAAGCCTGGCTCTAAGGATATGATTATGCGTGCTTATGAAAAAAGAAAAAGAGAGCGCATAGAGCAAGCTGCCATATTTGAAAAAGCTGCAAATGTATTTGTAGGCTTTGAAGACAGTATTGATTCAGGGAATTGTCGTTCTGGAAGTTTGAATTTTTGTAAAAAGCACAACCTTAACCCTGAATATGAATATAGGGGGTGATTTTTTGTTGCGAAAGGAAGTGAATATTTTCACATTAAGGGCGGTCAATAGAGCAATAACAAGGAGGAATAGAAATGAAAATATTAAATCTTAAAATAGCATATGATGTAGATTTCTCGGAAGCAGTTCGGGATGACATAATTAATAACTATGCAAAAGAGAATGAGGGACATCCCATAGAATTTCTACAAGTTCCAGTAAATTTATACGGAGATGAAGAAGACAGGGAAATTTACCGGCAGCTTTTGGATGAACAAGTAGATTATGTAAACTTGAAGGAGGAATAATATGTTAGCAAAGAAAAAGGGTTTGCGTTTGAAAGATGCTTTATACATGTTAGGTTTTTCAAGAGTGGGGAAAGGCAGGTATCCTTGGCAATTGAGTTCTAAAAAAGGCTTCCACTATATTAAAGTAAAAACTAAAACTATGACAATTGAGCATTCTTTATTAAAAGTGCATCCGGAGTTGAATTTTAATGGAGCTTATTCTTTTATTGATACTATTGAACAAATTCAAGAACTTATGCGGTTTGAACTTGAAACTATAGTGGAGGTCTAAAAATGTTTGATTTAGCTAAAAATATTAGGAAAATGGAAAATGAACTTAGGACACAAGTTGCAAAAATGATGGAAGAATGGTCTGATGAAACCAAGATAATTTCAGGTATCAGTTCTACTACTTCGCTAACTTATAACGGAGAGTATTTTTTCTTAGTCACAGGTGAAACTGAATTAAGGGACAGCGATGATTCCCCTATTGATTTGTCAAAGCCTTTTTGGTTGTTTTGTTCTGTAGACGAGTTAATTTCTTTTGCGGAGTTGTTTCCAACAATGGTTCAGGAGATTCATTCTTCAATTTTAGCAGGTTTGGTAAAACACGAGACAATGTTAAATGAAATGAAAAAATATTTGGGGGTAAAAAATGAAAATGGTTAAGAAAGAGCTAACATTTGACAGGGAAGATATTTTTATAACAGAGCAACATTTTGACGAGCTTGTTCATATACATACAGATATTAAAGCAAAAGATGTAATTTTTGAAAGTCTTGAAGTAACTGTTTTTGAGTTTTAGGAGGAAAAAATGAAAAAATTAGTAAGTGAAAATCCAAGAATTTATCTTGAATGGGAGTTGAAAGAAACTGAAAAAGGGCATGTATTCTCAGGCTCTGGCTCAGTCTATAATGAGGCAGGGACTGATATTGAAAGGGGAGGGCAATGCGTAGACGCTATTGCTGAGATGCTACCCCATAATGATTTCGTACAAGAGTTTCACTACATGTGGGACTTATATCATTTAAACGATATGCACGCAGGCACGCCAGATCAGGAGAAATATATCAGGGAAAACATAAAACCAAAATATGAAGCCTTAAAGGAAGAGGCAATAAAAGTAGAAGAAGATAGGCAAAAAGCGAAAGAGAACTTACAAACTCTTCTACAGCGTGAATTAGGTTTACCTGGAAGACGATTTGAGGTTTGGTTAGATTATTTAACTAAATTAGATTTAGGTAAAGTTAAAAGGCTGTTATTCTCAAGAGAACATCCTGACAAACCAGCAATTTCAGCTCTTGGTTTTGTGATATCTAAAAGTACAGTTTTAAAATTGCAGCAACCAGAGGTGGAAGTTCTTGGCTGGTACCAATTTTGTGTATACGAATTGGTTAAAGCTCATCTTATATATGATTACAAATACACATCCAAAGGTAAATTATTCTCAAAAGATGAGTTGTATTGCTACAAGAACAACAAAGACCCATACAGATATGGTACTAGGTGGTTGTTCAGGCCTATTCCTGAGGACGATTTAAAAATAATCAAATCTTGGACAGCGGAGCCTATGGTCCAACCGCAAAAAACTGAGTTTGAAAAAATGGTTGATAGCTATACTTTCAGTTGCAAATTTGTAAAGTCTGATGACTTCGCAAATATTTACGAAGTATCCTTTAATGACCAAACTTTCAAGTGGCAACAAGGTTTTGGTATCAAAGGAGAGCCTGATAAGTATCATGTTATGGAGTGTCTTATTCGTGATGCTCAAAGTGCGGATATTGACACCCTGATTGAGCTTGGCTACTCTTACAGCGAAGCTAAAATAATAGCTAAAGAATGCCAGAAAGTTGCTGTTAAATTAGACATCTTGGGGGTGGACTATGAACTTTAAACAAAGGGTAGATAAGCATAATTTTAAAATTGCATTCATATATTCCACAGACCTAGCCAAGATTTATCAGGTGTCTTTAGCAGACAAAACTTTCAAGTGGGCTCAAGCCTTATATGAAACACAACTGCCTGATAAATACCAAATTATGCGAGACATTATTAATTATGCTTTTACTGGTACAGCTGATTATCTCATGAATGAAATTGGATATAGTTACTATGAAGCTCATGGGGGTATAATGGACAAGTTAAGGCTTTTAGGTTTTGTTTCAAGTTGTATGTATTGTAATAACAACACAGAAGAGCCTCATTTCGCTTGCGATTTATGTGGTAGAGGTATGTGTGATGAATGCTATGATATGGATACAGAGCATTTCAGGCACTATCATCAAGCTGACACCTTTTCTGACGAAAGAGTTGTTAAGGCTGTTGGTCACGAGCCTGATTATCTTTGTGACACTTGTTACGACAAAATATTTTTAGGAGGAAAAAATGAATTTTGAATGTATTGACAATAGATGTTTTAACTCTGTGGATTGTATAAAAACTAATTCTTTATTTAGAGAATATGATTTCGTAAAAAATTATACGGAAAGTGTGTTGATTCATTCCCGTGAAATTGAGCATTTAGTAGAGATGAATTTTTACAAACTTAGACCTCCGCGAGCAAAAGAGATTTTAGGGATTTTTAAAAAGCTGAAAGACTTGCCTGTAAAGGTATATGAGCCAACAGAGCATAACTTTACAGTTTCGGATGATGGCGTTTTAGAATTAGGTAAATATGCAGCTCGTGCGATGGAGAATATAGATGATATTTCGGCAGCTTTAGATGAATTTGAGAAAAACCCACATTGGAACAAAGTGAGGATTGTATTATGAACATAAAAGAAATGCAAGATATGATTGAGGAATTTAAAAGGAGAGTCAGGGAGTCAGTATCTCAAATAGACACTGAAAACAAGGAGATAAAGCGGATAAACAAGAATTGCTTTATCTCCAATTTTTCAACCTTGTGTAAACACAATAACTGGTCTCCTGAATTTTATGATTTTGAGTGCCAACTTAGAGTTTTAGAAAAGGGTTTGCAAAATAGGTATTTCGAAAGTTATCCCGAGTATTTAAAGAAAGTTTTACAAGATGGGTTTGTTAAGCTTGCAGAAAGAAACAAGGTTGTTTTTCACCCTGTGTTTCTCAAGAGATTAAAGGAGGTTTTTGATGAATATTTCAATTCTAAATAATATATGTAAATGCAGCTGTGGAGCTGTAACTTTTGAATATAGAGGTGATTCTTACTCTTGTTCAGAGGAGTATTTCTTAAAGCATTTTCCGAATGAGGAGTTACCGGGAGAAGTGCAATTTTACTCTTGTAACCGTTGCATAAATAATTGGGGTCTTGACTTATGCGGTTGTGGTTCGGGAGAGCCTTTTGGAGAATGCGAAGAAGATTTACTGGAATGCAGCGAACCGGCACAGGTTTTAGGTGAGAAAGAATCTTGTTGTTGCAAAGGAGGCTGGTTATGAAACTTAATCCTGAAAGAACAGTAATGGAAAACATAGATATACTTATAGATATCTGTAAAGGTGAGTACAATTTTGAAATTGTTTTAAATTCAAAGGACAATCCACCTTCAAAGTGGAAAAGTGTAAATGCTAATAGGTTTAATTTCTGTATTAAAGCGGATAGAGTTATTCTGTATGCTGTAAATTATGATTTTCCGCTTGTTGAAGAGGAGACAGAAATTTTTAATATGAATTTCAAATGTGAGGAATGGTTTTTAATAATTTTAGAAACTGCAACTGATTTGCTATTAAACATTTTAAAACTGAAACAAGGTTTGGTTCTTCTACAGGAGGTGAAAAGATGATAGATAAAATACTAAAAGCAATTCCTCATTTACCGGAAGAGGATTTGAAAAAAATTAAAAAAATTATTGAGGATAGAGTTGCTAAAAATAAAAAACACAATCTTGATAAAAGATATGTGGGTGTTGTAAGAGGTTTATCTATCGAACCTGTCGACCCGAAAGTAGATTATGAAAAGTTAGCCGAACCTGTATATTTTATTAAAAATAAAGATGAGGCTTATAGAGCTTTAACACTTATTGCACAGCGGTTTGTTGTTGTTGCTTATGAAAACTTAAAGATTACTAAGGAAAATATTTTAGGTAAAACTTTGTTTGGGTTTAATGGGTATGAATCTAAAATCCACATCTTGATACCAAGTGAGTATTCTGTCTATGTGTTAGATGATGGAGAACTTGAGGTTGAGTGTATTCCAGAGGGTTTAAACCGCTCTTTGTTCTTTCAAGAACACGAGTTATCTTTTAACCCTGTGGATTTTATTGAGGATGTTGTAAATTTATATTTTAAAGAGGATATGTAAGATGGGGGAGTGCAAACACAATTTTGAACACGTAGGGATTGTACTTTTCAATGAAAGTACTGGATATGCCACAGAGGGTTATATATGTAGAAATTGTGGTAAAAAAGTACAAGTCCCTACAATGTATGAACCAGACCAAGTATTAAAATTTTACAGAGATTGTATCTTTGTAAATGAAAAAGGTGAAAAAGGATAAAGTATTTGTTTAATATTATTTTAAAGAAGTAAGGAGTGTGAAATGATTGAAATAAAAGATGCAATTAGAAAATTAAAAACAAACACAGAATTTTATGAGGTGTGGGATAACGGTATTAGCAGGCGTAATTTTGCTAATGTTTCAGAAATAATTTTCAAGAAAGATGAAAACGGCAATGTATATAGTTATTTAGTTTACGGTTCAAAAAACTTATATTTGGAAAGATTATATTTGTCTATAACAAAGGCTATGGATAAATTTATTAGGGGGTAAAATGCCAAAACAAAATAAAGCAAAAATGAAAGTAATTGACATTAAAGGCAAAGGCTATATTGAAGTTAACGAAAGAATAAAATACTTTCGTGAGAATTATCCTAACCATTCATTAACAAGCGAATGGTTAAGATTAGACGACAATATGGTAATATGCAAAGCATTCGTTAAAGACGAAACAGGACGCATACTTGCCGACGGGACTGCATATGAAATGAAAGGCAGTACATTTATCAACAAAACAAGTTATATTGAAAATTGCGAGACAAGTGCTTGGGGCAGGGCATTGGGTAACTTTGGGATTGGTATTGATACAGCGATTGCATCGGCTGATGAAGTGCTAAATGCAATTAAAAATCAAAATACTCAATCACAACAACCACAAAAAATAACACCTGAACAATACAAAAAAATTCAGGACATCGTAAAAAACAAAAACATTGACGTCCCGATTGTACTTGAAGAACTTGCAAAGACTTACAATGTGAAAAAATCACAACAGTTAAGTTATGAGCAAGCGGTAAAGTTTATTGAATGGTTAAATAAGTATGAAGTGTGAAAATTGTAAACATTTCACCGTAGTATCAGACTTTAATGGTAAACCAATGCAGATTGGGGAATGTGCATTAGAGAACGGTATTAGTCAAGGTAACTTTAAATGGGTTGTCTTTGACTATAAATGCGAAGAATACGAGGAGAGGCAAAATGAATGAAGAGAAAAGTAATGAACTTTTATTAAAATTTTCTCATTTAATGGGTAAAGACATTGTTTTTTATACAGTGTCAGAAAAAGCAATATGTGAAAATAATTTTAAGCGTTTTTCAGAGTTGCGTTTTAAGAAGATAAAAACCAAATGGGAAAAACACAGAAAAATACCTTTTAAAAGAGATATATTTTTATACTCAGAAGACAATATTGTAAATATAAAAGCAATATGTTTTACATTTGAAGAAGCTATTAAACGGTTTAATAAGGAGGAATAAAATGGCATATTTTGGAAGTGATTACGAAGCATTAGCACATCATTGGGTGTACAATTTTGATATATCCCATTGTTATGGGTATAGAATGTATTCTGAGAATTACGAGATTTATTCATATGGTTATCACCATATGATTGCAAAGTATTTTCCAAAGGAGGATTGCTTCATCGTAGATGTTAGTGGCGGTTCTAAAACCACTACAAAGCAAACAAGAGCTGTGTTAGGTGCAATACCTTATCATGAGCTTATTTTTCAAACCAATCAGAAGCCCGATTCTGAACCAAAGGTTCTGATTGAGGGTTGGTTTAACTCTATTGAAAGATTATTGCCTAAGTACAAGCGAGCAAGGTCGAGAAAAGATGAGTATGCAGAGCAGATAAATACTTATATTTCTTACATTAAGAAGTATGTTGAACTTTTCAAAGTGAAGTATAAATTCTCTAAATTGCAAAAGGTAATTTTGGAATCTTCATTTGAAGTCTCTGAAGCTGCCCTTGAAGATGCAAGAAAGAAAGATGAGGCTAAAGAGAAGCGTCAATATAGAAAGCAGATAAAAGAATGGTGTGAGGGTTTACGACCATCTTTACCAAGTGCTATTAATGAAGTCTATCTCAGGGTCTCTTCTAATGGTGAATATATAGAATCTTCAAAGTCTGCTGCATTGCCGATGGAGACAGCGAGAGAGCTCTATAATGACCTTTTGAACAATTGTTTAAAGGATTCTTATGGTGGGTTTAGAACTGTGCTTAACAAGGACACTTTGATTATTGGGTGTCACAAAGTTAAAATGAAAGAAATTGAGAGGGTAATGAAATGATATCTAAAGTTTTTCATATGCCTACATTTTCTAATGACTTAATTGACTCTATAAGGAGTGAATTAAGTCCTATGTTTAAGAATAGCACATCTGAAATTTATTTTTTGGATGATATTTATGAATTAGTTAATACAGATAAGGACGCATCTGTTATGTATGAGTTAAGAAAAGAAGGGGTATCTTATGTCGAACTTTAGAGCAGAACAATTAGCAAATCATATAAATGATAATTTCATAAATTTACTCGCCTATCCTTTGAGGGACGATTTAATCGTCCTCTCTGAGGAAGTAAGAGCAAAATTTGAAATTGAAATTACAGAAGACACAGATTGGCATAAAATTTTATCTCTGTGTGAGGTGTTCAATGATTTATAAAAGAGGAGGGTTTTAATTATGTTTTATATTCTTTTCAAAAAAGACAATAAATATTCACAATTAATGTTACAGGTAGGGAGTGAGGATAAGGGAAATGCAGATATATTTTTTGATGAATTGAAAAAGGAGCTATCCTCACTGTTTAAGGTAGAGTATAACATACACAACATTATAACTAAGTTGATAAGGAGTTTCCCAGATGTAACATTGACAGAGAATTTTGATTGTAGAGACGCTTTTGGTAATATGTACTTCTTTTTGGCTTATGCTATTTTTGTTGTTGAGGAATTTGATGGTAAGTTATTTTTACATGTTTTACAAAGTAGTGAAATAGTATTAAAAGATTGAGGTGTAAAATGGCATTGTTTTATAAAGTGGTTTATATAAATGAGTTATCTCTTGAAGAAGAGAAATTCATTAAGAAAAACGCAGAACCTGTGTTTTTTGGTGAAGGTGTAGGCTTGTATAGTATTGAAAATTTATTAAATTACTCTGAGTTACCTAAAAAATATTTAAAGAAACTTTTAGATAAGGATTGCACATATTTGGAGGTGTAAAATGACAATTAAAATCAATATCAAACCTGAAGCAATAATGAGTAAAGTGGATAGACTTTTTAACAACACACCAGAAGCGTTTCTGATTGAAATGTTTCAAAATTTCAGACGGGCAGGTGCATCACAAGTGTTAGTTAGCTTGTCTGACGAATACCTTACGATGCAAGGCAACGGCGAAAAATTGAAGTCATTTGAGGACCTGTTCACTCTGGGGCAGTCTAACTGGGATAAAGATGTACAACATGAAGACCCAGCAGGTATGGGGTTCTTCTCTGTGGTAATGTTTCCCGAGGTAGAAGTACATCAGGATAACAAGTGTATCAAAGTAACAAAAGAGCAACTTCTCACTTATGGAGCTGAATTACAAGTATCTGAAAGTGAGATTGAGGATTTAACTTTTAAATTTAAAAATCTAGGTATTGTTACTGAAGAAGATATTAAGGAAGTTGCAGAAGAATATTATGGTATAGACATTTATTTAAATAAGGATTTAATTAAGAAATACTACATTGGTAAGCCTATCCATGAAACAGAGGAATATAAGGTTTATTATAGAGATGCTATGTGGGGTACTGATATTTTAAATTATTTCGGTGTCAATATAGCAGTGTCTGAAAGTGAAAAATCTTTAGGTGTAATATTTACAGCTGTTGCAAAAGAAGGCTGCAAGTTAAAGCTTGTCTTGCCTGCAAGGAATGAAATTATACAAAATGAAGCCTACGAGAATTTAGTTAAGCAAATTGATATTGCAGTAGCTAAGTTTGCTGATATGTGTAAGTTACTTTTACCTTATAAAATTTATATGAGGTTGAAGGAGCTATACCCACCTCTTAAACTTACAGTTGATAACCCTGATGAGCCTGTATTTAGCAAGTTAGATGAGTATTTGTGTCCTAACTTTGAATATTTACTTTCTCAGCAGTTAGGTTACAGGTTTGTAAGTGAGGCTTATGAGCCTTATTACACAAATGTTTTGCAGATTAAAGATGTGAAAGCCAAAGGGGTCCCTCTAATAGAAATAGACCAAAACAAAACTTTTAGAGAATCAATTAAAATAACTTGTGGTGATTTTGAATTAGGTGAAGTTGATTGGTTATTAGCTGATGAAGTGTATGCTGATGGTATGTGCACAGCATATCTTTGGAAGACGCTTGAATTTGACAGAACTGATATTGAGTTCTTTTTTGAGTATCTATTAGGAGATTTTGATTTTGATGTTTATGATTGGGAATGTTCTTATGATGAAGCAGTTGAATATATAAAACATAACATCAAGAAGCAGATTTTTGATGAGGTAGAGGCTAATATTGAGGCATATGATAATAGATTTAAGGAGTTTAGAGGTTATATCATCTCTGATTATGATGGTGTGTATATTAAAGGTAGTTTTTTTCCTTTTGACAAGGACGCTGAGGAAATTCCGGATGAATTAACAAAAACTCTTTTGAGAATGTATAAAGGAGAGAGATTATGAATAAAGTGCATAAATATAAAACTTTAAAATCTCATAATGTTATTACTAGTGTACGTGATAGTTATTTTGGAGTAGTTTTTGATGGGGTTAAATTTGATTATCTCACATTTACAGATGTTAAATTTGAAAAGTGTGTTTTTAAAGATTGCAAATTTGAAGAGTGTACTTTTAAGAATTGCTCTTTTGATGGTTCAATATTTATTGATTGTAGGTTTAATAGGTGTTTGTCATATGCACCTACATCACCTAAAAGGTGTACAGGTGTAGAGATAAATGGTCACGAAGTTGACTTGGACGAGACAGATTTTATTTATCTTTTGGGGGTAATAAATTGATTCTAAAAATTGAAACTACACCTAGGCTTAGTAGAGAAATGGTTAATAGGATTAAGGCAGAAGTTGAGCCCCATTATAAACCAAGTCTTTACCGCTTGATTAATATAAAGGATTTAACTGTTACTTTTAGTGATAAGCGTAGTGTATTGAGGATGATACGAAATGATATATGTTTTGTGGAGGTTTTAGGATGATAGTTTTTATTTTAAATGCCGGTGATGAGAATAGAAATATTACACCTGGAGCTTATAACAGTTTTAGAATGAGGTTTGATTTTGTTCAACATATTGATATTGACACTGTGTCTAAGTATAATGATAATAAAGATTTATATTTTCTTTATGATGGAGTTTTGTTTAATATAGATGAGTTTTTAAACTTATTGTCTATATTACCTTATACACATTTTTATATCACAGGTATAGGGAGTACACTATGTTGAAAAATGAATTTGAATTTTTAAAAGATTTTCCTTGGCTCACTTTCTATGAAAAAAGTGAAATATTAAAAATTATAAATAAAGGTAAATTAAGATTAAAGCGTGAGCCAATAGCTGTTTTTGATACTGAGACTAACTCATTCAAAAGCTTTGGAAATATCAAAAATAGTAAAAGGTATATAGAGATTTATTCTTGCACTTTAGAGTGCTTAATACCTTATCTCAAAACTGTTTATCCTGATGAGTGGGATATACTGGATGTAGTGTCTTTTAACACAATTTTAGGTAAAAAGGTATTTATGATTGAAGATGACCACATGGTTGTAATTCAGCCTAATGAGGTCAGTATAGTTGCAAAAGGGAGGTATGATTTACCTTATGCTAAGATTAGAGACAAGTATTATTTTTTATCTGAGTGTAGTAATGGTTTGAGTTTGTCACCTTATTGGTGTTTGTCAAAGTTGTTCAGGAGGTTTAGAAATGAATGTTAAAATTTTAAATAAATGTCAAGCAGAGTTATTAGGAAAACAAATCTTCATAGGCGAAGATGTGAAGAGGTTTAATCTTGCTGCATTCCAAGGTGAGGATTTTAAAAGACTTAACTACTCTTCAAATCTTCGTCTTGAAAGAGACGCATTGACCGACGGTAAGGTGAAAATCTTTGGTGTGACAAATAATAATTTATTTAAGTCACCCTTAGAGTTTATAATACCAAAGCATTTTGTATCTTTGTTAAACAAAATTGTAACAAAAAGGAAAAAAGTGTTGCTTTTTATTGACCACTCAGCTACAATAGGTATTGAAGTTGAAAATTTTCAAATTTTGCTACATCAATCGAAGATTGATGGAGGTAAAAATGAGTGATTTCAGACCTGACATTATTTACAGATTAAGGCATAGCCTTAGTCAGATTAAGGGTGATGCCGGCACTGTGCTTGTAGGTGCCTGGAACAAGCAGACAATGAAGAAGTACCAAAAAGCATTTCCTGATTGGGAATTTAAAACAATTTTTAGGGGGTTATTGTATGTTGAGAGGAGGGCTTAAAAATGAAAATAATTAAAGGTCAACACGAGTTTATTTCTGATGATTTCGATGAGATTAAATTTGTGAGAGAATTTGCTGAATTTCAAGACGAGGAGGGAAGACCTAGATACATACAAATGCCAAATGTCACTGTATTTTTGTCTAATTCCGAAAGAGATGTAACAATATATAATCCCGATATAATTATTGAGTATTATAAAGGGGAGATAAATAAATATTGGTAAGGAGGAAAAATGTTAAATAGACATGAATGTAAAGTAATGAAAGTATCACACGATGGAGAGTACTGGGAGGACAGAATTGTCACTGAGATTTTTGATGATGGCACCTGCTTAGCAGTAGACAAAGCTTGCTTTGGACCAGATGAATTTGAAGAGTTCAAAGCAGATAAGTCATCATTCGACACTATACATTGGGATTTTTGTCGAGAAACATCTAAGCAACAAAAGGAAGGAAAAAGAATGTCAGACTATACCAACCTTAGCAAAAAAGTAGGAGGATACATGGAAATTTTAAAAGAACTTAACAAAACCAACAAAAAAATTAGAGACGAAGCTATCAAATCTATGGAAAAATGGGCGGAAGAAACAAAAACAGCAGAAGACATATATTCAAATAGTTCCATGCAAATAAGACGCTGGAACACAATCTGCAACCTCCATATGCAGGCAGGGTCATCTAAACTAATAGACCGCAACAGCAGAGAAGAATTGAGTATGATAAGTCTTAAGATAGCTGAAATTAGAGAGTTCATACTTAAGCATAAGGACAGAATGATAGCTGAAATTGAAAATACAGCTAAAAAGAACCTATCAGAAAGCAACGAAGCTCTTTTAAAAATAATCAAGGGGGTAAGAAATGTTAGATAGAAGTAAATGCAAGGTAATGGAAATTTCAAATGATGGTAAAAATTGGGACAATAAAAGAATTGTAATTGAAATTTTTAAAGACAATAGTTGTTTAGCTGTTGACGATATCTATTTTAGTGCTGAAGAAATTGAAGAATTTAGACAATGTAATGGTTCTTTTGGCACAACTAAATATCATCACTGTCGTGAAATCAAAGAACCCGAAAAGCGATTGATGACACAAAAAGAATATATAACTTGGGTGGTAACAACAGGCTATAAAAATTGGGTGCTTAGATATGAGAATTGCACTCACCTTTTTGCACCTTTACCTTGGTCTCAAATTTCTGACCTAAAATATTTAAGAAAAGCACCTATAGACGAAAAAGGCAATATAGGTGAATGGACTAAATTCGAGGTGGAAGAATGAAAAATTTTATTGAGAAAAAACATATGAAAGGTTTAGATTATATTCAAAAGTTTAGAAAGTATCTTGATTATTTGGAAGAGCATCTTCTCAATGTAATGAAAGCCTTTAATGAGCTTTCAGAAAAATGTAATAAAATGTGGTGGGTAAAAGATGATGTAGCTTGGCATACACTTAGGCAACAAGTGTGTTATCACGATATCTCTAAATTTTCTCCAGAAGAGTTTATAGAATACCAAAGAGCATTTTTCCCTGTTGATGAGAAAGAGAATTTAAAAAATGCTTGGGAACACCATAAAAATAACAATACTCATCATCACGAAAGCCTTAAAGATGATTTAGATGTTGTCCATATGGTTATTGATTGGATAGCTATGGGTTACAAGTTTGGGGATACAGCTAAGGAGTATTATGAGAATAATAAAGACAGAATTAAATTAAATGATAGGCAAAAAAAGATAATGTATGAAATATTTAATAATATGTATGTTAAAAAATTCGAGGTGGAAGAATGAGATTATATAAACATTTTGAGGTTGAACCTTTATCTAATGATGCTATTGCTCGTATCAAAGCTAATGTAGAGATTGCAGTAACTTTAAATGATTTTACTACTCAATTATACAGTATTAAAGACTTGCTTTATTACGCTGATAGCATGGAGTTAGATAAGACAGATATTGAAAAGTTGCAACATTCCCAAAGCCTTGGCTATGAGATTTTAGAGGTGTAAAATGATTTTAGAAGAATTTAACAAACAGGTAATGCCGAAATACAAAGTCTTAAAAGACAAAACAGTTTCACCTAAATTTATAGAAACTGTTTTGTCAAAGAAGAAAAGACTGAAAGAGCATTTAGGTTTAAAAGATGATTATAGGATAAATCTCAGCTTAAACCAAATTACTTCCCTTATGTATATAAAAAATGAGATTGAGGAAGCACAGGATATTTTAAATTGTTCTTATCAGGAGGTGTTAAATAATAGATTAAGTAGTGGTATGAAAGTAAGCAAAGCTCTTGCAAAAGAGGGGCATGATTCATTAGCTCGTAACATCTACGAACTAATTGAATCAATAAACTGGCAATACACAATTAGTTGTAACCCAACAGACTTTTTTACTGTCAATGATAAAGCAGTTTTTAAATCTTGCTTCTCGATTGGGCATACTTATCATAGGTCCGTTTCTTGCCTGTGTAATGATGATTACACCTTCTTGTTATATGCAACTAATAAAGAAGGTAAAGTCACAGGGAAGATGTGGTTTCATTGGTTCAATATGTTTTCTGCCTATGCAGGTGTGAGAAAATATGGTTTTATACCTGATTGTATTATTGAGGGAGTGTTAACTTTTTGTGTGCCTGAGGGGGTGATAAATTGAATTTTCAAGATTTAGATAAATATAAAGACTGTAAAATTGATTTTTTAGATAACAAAGAAATATACGACTGTGTGAATGAGATATTGAACACAATTGCAACTTCGGATAACGAGGGTACAACAACTCCTATTTGGGTTATTTTTGATTTTAAAATATCTTTACCCAAAGATAAGCAACAAAGTGTTGATTTTAAGTTTACTTGGGATATTAAAGCTCCTTTTTTTAGTAGGGAGTCAGCTGAAGAGTATTTGAAA